CTTCATTGTTAGAGCTGAGAAGACTTGGGCTGAGATTGGAAAGCTAATCGCTAAGAAATGATTACTGACCAAGAAAAAGCAATCTACTATTTAACTAAAGCTAAAATTTTAGTTGAAGAGGTGAGCGAAAGTAACGGAGACGATGATCATATTCTACCGTTAGGTGCAAACAGAGTCTTAGTTGATGTTGTTGATGCCCTTAAAGAAGAGATTGATAGAGCCAGTGATTACGAAGAGTATGATCCTGGTTAAACATTAATAGTTAAATTTTTTACGGAGGTAACGAACATGGATTTAACACAATTTGGTATGGATAAGTTTGAGGCTGGAGCAGAGAGTTCTGGTGGAGAACAAGCAAGAGTGAAACCTGGCAGATACAATTTAAAGTATTCTGGTTCAGACATGGTTGAGGGTAGGAATGGTTGGAAAGCATTAAAGATTTTATTTGATGTTGAAGGCGAAATCATATCAGTCAATCATGCTTTCACTATGGCACACAATAACGAGAAGCCTGTTGAGATAGGAAGACAATCATTGTCTCTTATGCTTAATGCAATGGGTGTCGGATCAATGAAAAATACTGATGAACTACTTGGTAAAAAAGTAGAAGCAGAACTCATTGTTGGTGAGAAAGGTTACTTAGAAATAAACGATAACTTTGGTAAGACTTGGATGGCAGTTGGAGCAAGTGCTAACAACTTAAATCCTAAAGAGGAACTACCAAAAGAAGAGATGTTTCCTAGTGGCGTAGATGACGAAGACGACCTTCCTTTTTAGACAAGATGATCTTATGTATCGGAGGCCGAGCTTATGTTCATACTGTCATGGCTTGGCTTCTCCTTTACTTCATATTCGTAATGGCAAGATCAAAGGAGCTTGTAGTTACAAACATCTTAAACTTATCGGGGAAAACAAAAAAATGGAGCATATCAAAAACTTTGCACAGATCAACGAGGAGTTGTTATCTGTCGCATTATCGGAAAGCAAATCTAAATACATAGAGGCTTCCAAAAAAAATAAATCTTACGTTCTGCATGAGTGGAGTAAGGAAGACAGAATAAATTTTGTCCGAAGGCTTGTGTCTAGCTATTTAAACAATTCTAAGGCACAGGCTGATGACTGATTTAACACAATTTTATGGTGAGCAGGGTTTAGTAATAGACAAGAACTTTGCTTTTACAAGTACCAGTAAATCTAATGGCGATCTTATTAGTGAGATGCGTTCTAATGGTTTGCTTGTAGATTTTTTAGATACTACAGGCAATCTAGTTAGAGTTAGCGTTAGTGCAACTGCAAATTCAAGACACGATAAGGCTAATGAACGATCTGGTTACTATGCGTACAATCAATTAGACAATAATTTTATTTGTATTTACGGTAATTGGAGAACGTCCCAGGAGTGGAAGTTTACTTCTTATAATCCTAACGAGATGTCTGCTGAACAAAAACGATTAATGCAGACTAAGTTGGAGGAAAGTCAAAAAAGGCGAGAGGAAGCTAAGACTAAGAAGCAAGAAGAGGTTTCCATATATGCCAAAGAAAAGTTTGCTAGTGCGAATGAAGTTACGGATCATAATTATTTAAATGATAAAAAGGTTAAAAGCTATGGTTTAAAAACGATCAATGGAAACCTATTGATTCCCGTGCATTCTATCACCAAAAGTGATAACGGTATATTAGTAAACGATATAAAGTCCCTCCAATATATCTTTCCAGATGGCAGTAAAAAGTTTGTCGGTGGTGGCGAGATTAAAGGCAATGTATTTTTAATTGGTTGTGAAGCAACTGAATTGCCCTATCTTGATACCTTAATTTTATGCGAGGGATACGCTACAGGAAGCTCTATATTTGAAGCTACAGGATTACCTGTTGCGGTGGTCTTTTCTGCAAATTTCTGTTTAACAGCGAGTGTTAGGTTGCGTAAGGTAACGGGTGCTAAGTTTGTTATTGCACTTGATAACGATACGTCTGGTATTGGTGAGAAAAATGCTAACGAGGTAGTTAATGCAGTAAGTAATTGTGTTTCCAGACTACCAAGTATTACAGGTGATTTTAATGATCTGCATTTAGCTAAAGGATTAGAACAGGTTAAGTTAGAGTTATTAGAGTCTAAGTTCAACATAAGACAATATGCTATTCGTAACTTGGTTGAAGAACCAAAACCAATTGAGTGGTTAGTAGATAGTTTTATTCCTCTTGGTAAACCAGGAATCATTGCGGCAGTAGGTGGGGTTGGTAAGTCTTTGTCAATGATCCAACTTGCTTTGGGTATTGCTACAGGTGGTCAATGGTGGGGAAAAAACATCATGCAAAAAGGATCAACTGTAATTTTTGCAGCCGAAGATGATTTGTCTGAAGTGCATAGAAGGATTGCTTCGCTTGATCCTTTAGGTTTACGATTTCAATCTGAGTATGATGTGTATGTCTTTCCGATTCCAGAACAAAAAGAACCAATGATTTTATTAAGGGAAGAGGGCGTTACATCAATGGCTCAAGAATTAGTTGAAGAGTTAAAGACAATACCAAACTTACAGTTAGTGGTATTTGATCCACTCCAGGCATTCACAACGGGAAATATTAGTTCAAGTAATGAAGTAGGCCAATTGTGGGGTTCATACTGTGCAAACATATCAGCCAGACTAGGGGTAACATGTCTCACCGTTCATCATCTTTCGAAAACGGCTCTTACCAATGATTCAGATGATGCACTTTCGCATCGTGCTGAAATTCGTGGTGCTTCAAGTATTACCGATTCAGTTAGGTTCGCGATAGCCATGTGGTTAGCTGATAGTGATACTTGCGAAAAGATTTGCATGGATCAAGGCATTGAATTTGACAGAATGGCAGTTGTTAAAGCTAGTCTGGTTAAAAGTAATTCGGGTAACGTAGATTACCAAACTAAAACTTTGGTTCGTAATGGTGCAGTTTTAGAAATTTTAGATGAAAATAAAAAGTCCTTTGAGTGGGACTAAGGAGAAAGGAAATTGAATGTTTTAAGCTTGTTTGATGGTATGAGTTGTACGCGTATAGCTCTTGAAAGGCTTGGTATTGATGTTAATCATTATTATGCAAGTGAAATTGATAAATACGCAATGAAAGTTAGCGAAGAAAATTATCCAAATATTATACAAATAGGTGATGTTACTGATTGGCAGTCCTGGGATATTGATTGGAGTTCTATTGATTTAGTTATAGGTGGTTTTCCATGTCAGTCTTGGTCACTAGCTGGTAGGCAGTTAGGCGATAAAGATGAAAGAGGTAAATTGTTCTGGGTAATGTTAGATGTAATGAAAAAGGTTATAGAAAATAATCCTAATGCTTATTACTTAATGGAGAACGTAAAGATGAAAAAAGAGTTTGAAGAGTATATTACTTTTCATACTGAACAGGCTTTACCAAATGTAAATAAGTATTTAATTAATTCAGCGTTAGTGTCAGCACAAAATAGAGTCAGATATTATTGGACAAACATCCCTGGAGTTGAACAGCCTGAACAAAGAGGCATGGTTTTAAGAGATATATTAGAAAACAAAGAGATAGATGGATTGTCTGAAAAAGCGATTGCATACATGAATAGAGGTAGCGAGAAATGGTCGGGTGGTAAAAGTAGAGCTGAGCATTACATAAAACATGAAAGCAAGAAGTCTAATTGTTTGACAGCGAATATGCACAAAGGCGTTCCTTATGGTGTTATTGCGATTGATAAACCAATCCAGGTGGGTGAAGCTATAGATATAAATGGTCACGACATATTAAAAAGAGTCTATTCAGAAGATGGTAAATCACCAACTCTTAATACTTGTACGGGTGGAAATAGAGAACCAAAAGTATTAGCTGGTGCGTGGCGAGGAAGATACAAAGCTGATGGCAGCACCGAGCAAAAGCTAGAAGTGAGAAGGGGAGGAAAAACCAACTCATTAACAACAGTGCAAAAAGATAATGTTGTTGTTAAAGATGAAGTTTATTGGCGAAAACTCACCCCGATTGAGTGCGAAAGATTACAAACAGTTCCAGATGATTACACAAACCATGTATCAAATACTCAGCGTTATAAAATGTTGGGTAATGGATTCACGGTTGAAGTAATTTGTCATATTTTAAATAACATGGAGATTAAATAATGAACGGGAAAGGATCGGATCAACGAAAAAGGCAAGTTGATAAAAAAGTATTTGAGGATAATTGGGATAGGATATTTGGTAAAAGAAAAGAGAAAAAAGAACCTAAAAAAGATAAACCAAAACAAAAGTGATTGTATACCCGTATATACAATAATCGTATATATGGGTGTCCAATAATCGTACATAGGGGTATACGAATATCCTAGACTAAACTAATAGAGAGAGTGAGCCTTTAGGCTCATCTCTCCAGGGAAAAAGTATCAGTAATATTTACTCATAAAGTTGGGTTGTAATTGTTAGGTTAATAACTAAATGCAATGCAACAAAAGGAAACATACATGAAGCAGTTAGAAGCAAGAATGACAGAAGCAAGAGATGAATTCCATAGGAATAGAAGGAAGAGAGGATTTATGTCGTTCTGGTGGTCTGATCCTTTACATTATGTTTTAGTTTTAGAGGTTGCTATTGCTAACGCGAGTAGCAAAAGCATTAACTTTGAAGCAATAGTGAAGCTATTGCCTGGAAGTATGGGGAGTCGGTCAACGATAGCAACAGTATTAGATGACTTTGTTGCAAGGGAATATATGTGCAAGGAGAGGGGGAAGGATAAAAGGAAACGAGTATATAGGATTTGCAAAGAGCCGATGTTATTGGTGAATCAGTATTATACAAACAGGGATTTTAGTCTTAAGGCGGTTAGTTAGTTGAAAGAACAAAAATGGTGGTTGGTCATAGAAGCAATTGAGAAGCCAGAGAGAAGTGGGTTAATAAAGTTTGGGGTAGCAATGAAGTATAAGAGCTATGCCAAGCTGAAACAGGTTGTTTGGAAGTGGTACAAGAAGCAGTTGGGGAGAACTGATATTAAGAGTAGGGAGAAGTTGGTATTGTATGCACTTTGCGAAAGGTATTCAGCACAAGACTATTCAAGCCATGATGCGGTTAGCTACTTGGCACTTATGATTGGTATGCATAGGCATACAGTTAGTAAAGGTATTCAGAATTTGATGGATTTAAATATTATATGGTGTGCTATTGATGGAGAGAAGAAAGTATTGCGAAGCCTAAAAGCAGGAGTGCAACATAAGCATTTTTTGTTTGTTGGTTTGGGTGTGATGTTAGAGGAAAGCCAAGAAGGGTGACTACTTTAGGGGGAGTTGATAATATCACCCTCCAAGGCTTTCTGATCGGTTAAAGTTCTTGTTTAATTAATTTTACATATAACTCATGATCCTTTCTAGTCATCATGATTTCAACTCTTCGCATATTATCTTTTTTATCATTGCTAAACTTAGCGGTGATTCTTGAAAGTTCGGGGTACTTTCGTTTTAAGTATTTCATGTCTTGCTTCATAGTCTTTCCGTAAATAGTAATATTAATAATTGTATTTGGTCATCTCTTAGACCTCTCAAATGCTTTGGTATTGTTCTTCTGTCTATTTTCATTATTGGTTATTCCTCGTTAGTGTTAATAATTTGTATTTGGTCATCCATTAAAGGCAAATTAAATTCCCTTTCCCAAAGTTTACTTATCTGATCTTTTGCTTGGTCTATAGTTTCTGCTGTTACCTCGTATGACTGTTCAACAGTCACTAATAATTCTATTTTCATTATTAGCTACCTCTTTTTATATATCTATAAGAATCTGTATTCCATTCAGCGTCCAACATCTTAACCAATTCATATTTTAAAGAATCTAAATTGTGTACATCAGATATCCATAAATCATTAGTTTCATGTAGGGTCTGTAATGTGCTATCAAGTTTATTTATAAACTTAAATAGATCATCATATTCGCTGTTGGTCATTTCTATAGTTGTTTTGTTTTTTAGTATTTTTGTTTTCATTAGTCTTGATCCTCTTTGGTAATTATTAGATATGCTCCATGTAGGCAAAAAGCCATGAATGAAAGCACGATTAAAATTTGTATACAGTTAATCATTGGTTTGCTCCTTAATTAGTTTTGCTTTTTTAAGGTAATCAATTGAAGTCCCTCCATCCATTTCATTGGTTAAATTAAATTGAACAGCATTACCCCATTCATCACAATTAAAATGCTTATTTGGTATATCTAACCTTATCCAAACATGAGTATTATTATCTTTTCTATCTATTGAAAAATTAACCACAGTACCTTTTTGATTAGAAATATCTGTTTCATAACGGGTTACTGATGCAAAAGTTTCATTTGCAAATTTAACCCTATCGCCAATTTTAAGTTTATTAACATTCATCTTTTCACCTCTCTTTGCTCTACTCGTTCCCATATATCGGAGAATCTGCTCAAGAATAAATACTGCTTTCTATTGTTGTAGTTTCCAACCGCTAACGAATCAAGCACACACATCGGCTCTACATCGGGATTTTCTTTTAAAAAATTCTTATGAATGTCGATCATGTAATTAAGTAAATTAAATTTTTTCATTGTTTAACCCTCCTCCGCTTCTATACTTTCTCTTTCATTATCAACAACCCAATCAATAGAATTGTCATAATGTGCTTTATCTTCTGCATCTTCCCAATCTTTAGCCATTACATAAGACTCATATGATGTAGTTACTACCTTAGTTATTTTAAATTCTTTTATTGCTTCCATAATTCCCCCTAGTTTTTTAAAAAATGGTTAATAAGATATGAGCCATGCCACGCTTTTTTATTTCGTGGCTTCTCAGTTAGTTTGGTTATTAGTTGTTTTAATGTCATGTTATGCCACCTCACTTAAACAAGCATTAAAACCAATAACAAAATTTAATAATTCGTTTTTATTATTAAATCTTTCAATATCTGTTTCAGCAGTAGAAATTAATCTAATAGTTATGCTGTTTTTATCAAAATAAATACTTTCTATATCTGATGGTTTGGTTCTTCTATAACCATTCTTTAAGATGTGTTGAGTAAAATCCCAACATTGAAAAGCCTTATAATATTTATTAATACCCGTTAATGTAAAATGAATATTCTGTTTATTTCTTTTGAATTCTAACTCGTTTCTAAGTTGTATCTCTTCACTTGTTAAACGCTCACAATTGTTTGCCTTTGCGTTTAGTTCTTGCAGTTGTTTTATTTCTTTGTTTGTCATGTTGTTACCTCCTAAAGTAATTAATTGTTCTCAACTGTATGAATTGTTACACAAATATACTTATATATCAAACACTTATTTTATAAATCTTAGTGTTTAAGTGAAAGATGCTGTAATATAGGGGTTTAAGGAGCAATAAAAAAATTCAGTTATGGAGCAAAAAACACCAAAAAAAGACAATAAACCTATAAAAAAAGTAGGTAGAAAAAGAATTAATATTGATTTAGAGCAAGTAGAGAACTTAGCATCAAGAGGACTAGGAACAACTCAAATTGCCCGTGCTTTGGGCGTTTCATGGTCAACTATAGATCGCAACAGAAAGCGTTCTGAGGAATTTGAGGAGACTATAAAAAGGGGAAAGGCGAAAGGACTTGCCCAAGTTACAAATTCCCTGTTCACTTCGGCAACTGATGGCAACGTTACTGCCCAGATATTCTATTTAAAGAATCAAGACGCGAAGACATGGAAAGACCGAGTCGAAAATGTCCATGCAACAATAAACTTAAATGACGTTCTATCTGGTGCAAAAGAAAGACTTGGCAAATATACGGCGAATGAAAAGAAACTAACAGAAATAAATCCTTTAGGTACAACGTCTGAAGAGATGAACAGTCTGGTAATTA